ATGGCGGCACTCACCGCGGATATCGTGGAGGCCATTCACAAGTACGAGCCCCGGTGCAGGGTGGTCCGGGTGGATTTCGAGGGGGACGTGGACGGCATTCTGCGCCCGAAAGTGAGGGTGAAGATACATGAAGAGTAACCTTTTTCCGCATCTTCCGGATATCACCTTTGCGGAACGGGACGCGGCAATCATAGAGAGGGAGATTGTAGCGGGCTACGAAGAGGCTTTTGAAACCCAGTACGGAGAAACCCGGAAGCTCTATCCCGGGGATCCGGTACGGCTCTTTCTGGAAACCGTAGCCTTCGTTATCGTGCATCAGCGGTACCTCATCGATCATGCGGCGAAGATGAACCTTCTGGCGTATGCCACGGGGGATCATCTGGATCATCTCGGGGCGTTGCTCGAAGTAAAACGCCTCGATCCAAAAAATGCCAGAACCACCCTGGAATTCACTCTCTCTGCATTGCAGCCCCAGGCGGTGATCATTCCCAAGGGGACCAGGGCAACCCCGGGGGGAGGGGATATTATCTTCACCACCCTGGAGAATGTGGAGGTTCCCTCGGGAGAAGCTGCCGTAACGGCGGAGGCGGAGTGCACCATGGCCGGAACCATTGGAAACGGTTTTCTTCCGGGGCAGATCTCCCAGGCGGTGGACGTATTTCCCTGGCTCTCCTCGGTGACGAATGTCACCATATCCTCGGGAGGATCCGACGTGGAGGATGATGAAAACCTCCGGGAACGTATCCAGATGGCCCCGGAATCCTTCGCCGCCGCAGGACCCCGGGGGGCATACGTCTACTACGCCCGGGCGGCGCATCAGGATATCGTGGACGTGGCGGTGCTGGGGCCCCCGGACATCGATCCCGGGGAGGTGGAAATCTACCCCTTGCTCCGAAATGGGGAGCTTCCCACCCAGGACATTCTTGATCTGGTGCTGGAGCAGTGCAACGCCGAGGACGTGCGCCCCCTTACGGATCACGTGCAGGCCCTTTCTCCCATGCCCGTGGAATATGATCTGGACGTAACCTACTGGATCGATCGGGAGGATGCCACCAGCGCACGGACCATTCAGGCCTCGGTGGAGGCGGCTCTCGAAAAATGGATATTCTGGGAGAGGACGAAAATAGGAAGGGATATTCTCCCCTCCCAGCTCGTGCGGTATCTCATGGAAGCGGGGGCGAGGCGGGTGGAGGTGCGAACTCCTGTCTACCGGGAACTCGAAAAAAACGAACTTGCCATACCCGGAGAAAGCATAACCCTCTTCTATGGAGGGCTGGAAGATGCGTAATCTCAAGGAACTTCTTCTCGGGGAGCTTCTTCCCGCATCCATCGCCGAAGATAGACAGGTACAGGCCGGGGCTGCTGCGCTGAATCCCGAATTACAGAGCGTTTCCCTGGCAACCCGGGAGGCCTATATCCTCTCCCGGATAGACGAACTTCCCGAGGCTGTGGTGGATCTTCTGGCCTGGCAGTTCCATGTGGATCTTTACGAACCCCTCAGCTTATCCCTTGAGGCCAAGCGACGACTGGTGAAAAGCTCCATCCCCTGGCACCGCAAAAAGGGAACTCCCTGGGCGGTAGAGCGGCTTTTGAGAGATCTCGGGTTTCATAGCGAACTCCGGGAATGGTTCGAATACGAGGGCACTCCCTATACGGCAAAGCTCAAGGTCTGGGTGGGGGAGGAGTTTGACCTCTCCTCGGAAACCCGGGATCTGGCCATAAGGGCCTTCAACGTGGCTAAATCCTACCGCACCGGTCTGGCGGGGCTGATACTGGGTATATGGATGGAAGACTCCCTCGGGGAACCCCTGGATGGAGACGGCACGGACGTTACCGGTCCCTCGGGCATGGGGAAGCTGGCCATAGGTCTCCCCTTTTTCGAGGTTTATCCCTGGGGGGGATTGCGGTACGGCTTCTTCGACTACGGGGATCTCTTGCGATACGGCTCTTTTTCCTTCGGCGAGCCTTGGGGCAGATATGGTCACGCTACTCCGGGAACCCCCGTCTACGGTGAGGGGATGCCGGATCTTCTGGAAACCCTTACGGTGCGTTTCCCCGGCATGACGGAAGTCTACCGGGTTCCTTCCTTATATACGGAAGTACGCTACGGAGATTTCCGTTACGGAAGCTCCGAAGGGCCTCACGACTACGGGGGGCATATCGAAATCCGGCGGCCCCTGGTGTACGGAAAATTCTCCTACGGAGACGGATGCCCCCGTTACGGAGAGGCGAGGTACGGAGAATTCGCCTATGGGGGTGGTGTAGCCTACGGAGGAAAAATCACGAGGGAGGCATTGTAGATGCAGATATTCGAAGAGGGCTGCTCCTGCGAGGGGCAGCTTTTTTTTACGGTTCGGCGTAACGGCGAGGTGCTTGAGCAATACCGGGAAAAGAACATGATCATGACCGCGGGGAGGGTGGCCATAGCGAAGCTCTTCGCGGGGCAGTCCGGCATGGCGGGAACCCACGTGGGAGTAGGGACCTCCGGAGAGGCCCCGGCGCCGGATCAGGGGGGGCTTGAAAACGCCTTCCTGGTATCCGCCTCGGCGAGCTTTGCCCGGGGAGAGGTCGAGGGAGATGCCATTCGATGGGTGACAAGTGAAGAGCCCACTCCCAACGTGAAGTTCAGTTTCCTTATCGGCACCGGAGATGCCAACGGTATGGCCATCCGGGAGTTCGGCCTCTTCTGCGGAGACGGCACCATGTTTTCCCGGAGGGTGCGGACCAACGGTAAAGCCATCGACAAGGACGGAGATATCGAGATTGAAGGATACTGGATTATCCGCTTCTAGAAAGGAGAAATGCAGATGAGCGACTTTGTGGCCATTCCGGAGCCGGAAACACCGGAGTATCCGGAACAGGTAAAGATGATTATGCCCGGGGAGTTCGCCGCCGGAGGGGCGGGAAGCCCCGAAAACGTGCAGGCTCACGCCCTGGCGATGCGTACCCAGTGGCTGAAATCCCGGCTGGAAGCCCTGCAATCCGCCATTCCGGGAACCGAGGAGTATGACGCCATCATGGACCAGATAGAAAACATCATCGGGGAGCTGAAGGCCCTGGAACTTACGAAGGTGGCCTCCCGGGTGGAACACCTGGAGCGCACCTCGGGAGATCTGGCCCTCAATCTCCGGGATCTTGCGTGGAGGCTGGAAATGGAAAACCTTTACGGAGGATACGACGGCTGGTGGCTCGAAGATTTTCTGAGCACCGGAGAACTGGACATGACGGACGTGGAAGTTACTTCGGTGGTTCCCGGAGATGATTCCATCGACGTGGGGGATCTCTCCTCGGTGATCGTGGGACTCAACTACACCCTTACGGACGGCATCGCCATGGAGGAAGTGCGTATCAAATCCACCGCCACTGCGGGAAGCGTGAAGCGGGTAATCCTTGAGAATGCCGTGACGAAACAGTATCGAAGCGGCAAGGCGAGGCTTCTGCGTACCAGTGCGGCGGTGCGGGAAGGCTCCGCCGTGGGGGCCGGTACGGACACATCCCGCACATGGGCTCCGAAAGTAACGTGGCAGGGAGTGGGGGGCATGGTCCCCGTGAACCTTGCCCTGGGGACGAATCAGGGAAACGCCGCAGCTTTTACGGCAAGCGGCGATATCGGTTTTTCCGGGGATCTCGTAACCCTGGTATAGGGAGGAAAACATGAGCAGACGGGAATACAAAAACGGTGAAATCGCACTCCTGCACTTCGACTTTCCCTACTACGGGGAAACCGGGGACGGATTGCGGGACGAAATAGGAAAGCTCTCCTGGAGTGCCCAGGGAAACGCCAAGCTTGTGGGGACCGAAGCTCCGGTGGCCCAGGTGGTGGAGGGAACCCCGAAGTTCGGGTACCGCTGTCTCCAGACCGCAGCGAATACGGATTATATTGTAGCTCAAGATGCTGCGGGGCTTCTGAATATCAACAAGGCAGGGAATTACGAGTTCGAATGCTTCCTGCGCCCCACGAACGTAACCGCTCCCGGGAATATTCTGGCGCTGCTGAATGCTGGCACGCAAGTTTTTTCCGCAGCGGTCTCCTCCACGGGAAACGTGGTGGTGACGGTGGACGATACCCCCATCGTATCTTCGGCTCTCCTTTCTCAGGGTGCCTGGACCCATCTCCTGATACGCATCTCCGGAGGAAATCTGAACCTCTATTTCAACGGGGCCGGAGCGGGGACGGGAAGCATCGCTGCAGGTATCGTCGAAGCCGATGAAATCCGTCTTGGGGGATTCGTGGGGCAGATGGACGAAGTCCGCATTCGTAAAGCTGCGGGAAGCGGAATACCCACGGTTCCCGCGAGTCCCTACCAGGGAAGCATAAATTTGAAGAGCCTGGGCGGGTTCGGAGACGGCAGCACCGGGGACATCAACACCACCGCCATGGTGCAGAGCGGATCCCAGCAGAACTTCATGCTGGGGGAGCAATCCGTGGGAAGATACGGCACCATTCAGCCCGGAGACAAGGTCATGATCCACGTATCCCGAGGCAAGACGGCGGACGCCACGGAGGAATTTTCCAGGTTTTCCATTCGTACCGTGGCGAGCTTCAACGGGGGAGTGTTGACTCTCGGCAGCGCCATCACGGAGTTTATCGTATCCCCCTCGGAATACTACATCCAGGTGGTGAAGATCCCCCAGTTCCGCAATCTGAATATCGCCTCCGGAGGTTCTCTGGTCCCCAAGGCGTGGAATACCACCACAGGCGGAGGGATCTTGGCGGCGGTAGTGCAGGGAAACTGCACTGTATCGGGAAAAATTATCACCACGGGCAAGGGGATAACCAGAATTGAACAGATGCCCTTTTGCCATTCCATGATGCCCGACAGGTTCCTTCTCACGGGAAACGTTTTTCTCCTGTGTGGTGGAACCCTCTCCGGAACCGGCTTCATCGGAAACGACTGGAGCGGTGACGGTGAAGGGGGAGAGGGGGGAAGTGGAGGAGCGAGGGGGGTAGATGGGCCTTATTCTTCCGGATATCCCGGGAGTATGGGAATCGGCGCTGGAAACGGGCATGGTGGTTCCGGAGGTGGAGGTGGAGGGGGTGCCCACTGGAGTGGTGCTGGAGGTGGAGGCTCTGGAGAAGGTGGTGGGACCGGCCATCCCGGTAGAATTGGTGAAGGTGGAGATGGTGGCTATGGAGGGAAATCCTCCTACGGCCAACGGACTCCAGGAAAAAATGGCCAAGGCCCTGGGTGTAGTGGTGCAGGCGATGCAAATTCGGGTGCTTCAGTTTTAATAATTGCTTTTGTTTGCAGTGCAACCATACATATTTCTTGTGGAGGCAAAAGCGGCAAGGGGGGGAGCGGTGGGAAAATTAACGCTTATCAAGGTAACGGCCTGACATATAACAGTTCCAGCGGTTTCGGTGGCGGCGGCACCGGTTTTGCCTACATCGCTTACAAGGAGGTGGTCTAAATGCCCGACCTTTCCGTAATTGAACCTGTTCGATATACCCAGGATCTCCTGGTTGAAGAGAAATCCGGCCTTCTCGTTTCCATAGTGCCCCTGGACGCTTCCGCCCTCACTCAGATAGATGCCGTCACCGTAACCGGTACGGAACCCGCAGGGACTTCCCGCAGATTCCTGCTTTCTTTTGGGGAAGGCGGCTGGCAGAAATGGAACGGTACAGCCTTCGAGGCGATATCCACGCAGAGCCTTACGGCGGACAGCGTTCTCTCCGAGGGCAATAGCGCAGCGGAGCTTACGGCTCTCACCATGGCCAATCTCAACCCCCTGGCAGGCAAAAACATCCACGTGGCCATAGCCCTTCATGCGGACGATCCCGAAGGGACCATGCCCACGGCGGGGCTCTCCGTTACGGGGCAGTCCGAGGGGCAGATAACGGAGAAGACCGTGCTTTCTCCCTCCCTGACGCTATCCAGCTCCGAAGCCGTGGAAGTGCTGGATATCGCCGTGGAAAGCGACGCCATAAACGGCGGCTCAGTAACGGTGCAGGCTCGAAGAGACGGCGGAGGATGGGAGGACCCCGCGGGAATAGTGGGGAAAACCGCGGGAAATCTCGACTTTCGGGCGGTCCTGCGGGCTCCCTCGGTAGGGGTGTCCGAGGCAAGCATTGATTCCGCCAGGGTGCGCCACAAAAGCGACACCTCAAAACTGGCTACGGGAAGAGCTTCGGTCATCTCGAAGACCTACGACTTTTCCCAGGTGGACGGAACTCCCATCGATATGTCCCAGGCACACCTCATGGTGAAGCGCCTGGATATTCCGGATACCGAGGTGGATGCCTACTTGGCGCTGCGCCCCACCCCCAAAAAAGTGGAGTGCGAAATTCTCGGGACCGGGGATGGAAACCAGCACACGTATACCCTGGCGAACATTCAGGGGCTGGCCCAGCACACCCTTAAAGTCTACTTTGGAAATGCGGAAAAAAAGAGCACCGACTACGCCTTCTCCTCCGCCACAGGGCAAATCACTTGTACCGCCCCCGCGGGGATCTCCGCCTGGGTGAGTTACGAATGGGGATGGGAGCCGGAAACATGGATCCCCATGACCAAAGACAGGGCCTATCCGGATACGGCTAATCCCTATGTGATCGTGGATCAATTTAACTATGCCGCCGGAGGAGAAGATCCCCAGGGAAGCGTGGCCAGCGTGAGAGTGGACCTGGTGCAACTTACGGGAACCGCCACGGATGAACCCCTGGGAGAAGGGACCGGGGCCTCCTTTGCATATCGTCCCGAACACACCCCGAATCCGGAGACCCTGGAGGTTAGGGTAAATGGAGCGGTTACGAAAACATGGTTCTACGACCCCGTAACGAATCTGTTAACCGTATCCGCTCTGAAAGGCACCGCAATCACCGCAACTTACGAATGGAAGGGGCGGCAGCCCTCGGCGGAATCCGTGGCCTGCGTATGGAACGTGTAAGTATGAGAAAGGAGGAGGAACCCATATGAGTAGCTCCGGATGCAGAGTCTCCCCGGAAACCCGGTTAAAAAGAAAGCTCCGGGAAAAAGACGAAATTGTACAGGATGCCTATATGGTTCTGGCACAGCAGCAAGTCATGATAGAGGATCTCACCCTTGCGGTGGCCACCATGCAGGCAGGAGGAGGTGAACCCGCATGAACGACGTATTCGTGAGAATTTACGGCAGGCTCGTACTCTGGGGCACTTGGCAGCTATCCCAGGTGCCCCAGGCATACCGGGAAGCCGTGCAGGCCTGGGTGACGGCTCAATGAGAATATCCGGTAGCATTTCAGTCCACACTATCCGCCGGAGAGCTTCGGATCTCCGGCGGATTTTTCGTGCACTTTTCGGAAGGAAAGGAGGAATGAGGTGTCTTCCAGCAAACATTTTTCGGAAAAGGAACTAACCTGCAGGTGCGGATGTGGGGTGTGCATCATCCATCCCGAGCTTCTCCTTTTGGCGGAAAAAATCCGTGCCATCCTTGGCGATACCCCCATGGTCGTGACATCCGGATATCGGTGTCCCGTCCATAATCGGCTGGTGGGCGGGGCTCACGACAGTAAGCACACCCTGGGTATGGCCATGGATTTTATCCCCCGGGGAATTGCGATCCCCGAAGCGAAAGAGAGAATCCTGAAAGCCTACGAGGCGGGGAAACTTCCGGAACTCGGAGGGCTCGGATATTACCCGGATCAGGGTTTTCTGCACATCGACGTATATCAAACGGGGCATTTGAGGCGGTGGTAGAGCGTGGATGAAATCAAAAGGGTCGGCGCGTTCCTCCTTCCGGCCGTTCTGATTGCGATGATTGGCAGCCTCGTGCGGTA